TAGCGATGATCCGCTTCTCCTTCTGACCAGTGACCATATCATCCTCCACGGCGCACTTGTGCTTGCTGTGCAGGACAGGGACAAAGACTTCGCGGAATGCGCCGAAGCCCATGTTCTTCTCAATGACTACGGCATTGGGTTTGAACTTGGCTAGACGCTCAGCGAGGGCCACCATGATGTTCTTGTCATAGCCGCCAGGAACCCCGCCTATATCTAGAAGGATCACGTTCCCGTTGAGGAAAGCGGTCACGGCGTATGCGGTCTCATCTGCGTTCACTCCGCCGCCGGCGGGATCGACGTAGGCCACGATCTGGTTCAGGCTGACCTGCTCGGGCGATAGGCTCAGGGCCCGGCGCAGCTTGAAACCAAAGCCGTGGACGTGGAAGTCCTGGCATGCAGCCGGGTCTGGGTTGCGCTCAATCGTGATTGGGGCCTTGTCAGCCACATCCAGCACCACGCAGCGATCCAGTTTGATCGGGAAGCGCATGGCGTCGGCCAGCTTGGTGTTCAGCATGTGCTGGAGCTGGAACCAGGATTCACCCTGATCCAACTCCTTCTGCTGTAGGTTTGCCTCGTCAAGCCAGCCAGTGCCCTCTTTCTCGATGGGCTTGCCCTGGTCGCCAGATATGCCCCCGCCGTACATGAGGGATGGGTCGGCCTGCATCCGGCGCAACAGCAGAGGGGCCAGCTCGTCCCCGTAGTTCTCAAGCTGGGCCTGGGTTGGGTACCGGCCCGGCCAGACCCGCACTGTGACGCCCCGGCCCGGCAGTGTCATGTAGATCGACTCCTCAGACTGCGGCGTGCCTAGCCAGATGATCCGGCCAGTCGAGCATATCGAGGTGAAGTCCAGCGTCAGGTGTAGGAGCTGGGCCCGCATGACCGCCGTGGCTGAGTTCTTGGCGGACTCCACGTCATCGGCCAGGAGCAAATCGGCCCGGTTCCCCTGCAAGTTGGCGGTGATGCCCAGGCACTTGACGGACGGTGACTTGTCCACGCCCTTCAGGGTGTAGTGCACGTCGAAATGCTCGACTGAGCTGCGATCCCCGTTGCGCAGGTCAGGCCGCATGCACTCCAACTCATCCATGCTCATGATGATTCGGATGATGAGCGTGCTAATGTCGGAAGCCTGAGAGCCCCCGGCTGACACGATCAATACCCGGAACGAGGGGTTGTGGATCAGGCACCAGACAGCGTAGGCCGCAGCGATAGTGGTCTTTGCCTGCCCACGCTGTGCCTTCACCATGAGGTAGTGCGGGCCGTAGGCGATGAACTTGGCTATGTCCTCCTGAATCTCCGAGACGTGGAAACCCAGGAGGGCCATAACATCGTGCAGGAATGGGATGAACTCGCTGTAGTAGTCTTGCAGCAGGTGCAGCTTCTTCCAGCGGACAAGCGCCTCGGATGCGGATTCCCTCGCCATTATTGAAGCATCCCATTGTCAGAGAGGAAGTCAGGCATGGCCATGCGCTTCTTCTTCCGCCGGGCCTCAAGGGCATCCCGCAGTTCACGGGTAGCGTCGCTATCGTTGAGATCGGCGGTGATCTCATTGGCCTTGAGGAAGGCCACGGCCACGGAAAGCTCTGCGGCTGTAGCCTTGCGGTTGCCAACCTCATTGCCTTCCTTGTCGAATACAGGAACTCCATTGCGCACAATGTCAAGCAGTTCCTGTGCAAGTTGAGCGTGTAGCTCTTTAAGAACAGCCTCGCTTGCGCTCATGCTTTTTCTCCTTGTATATGCTCCGAATCTTCCAGGCTATAACCAGGATGATGTAGAACAAGTTGAGGTACAGCACCCAATCTTGAATCGGGATGCCAAAAATGGAGGCGACAACCACACCAGCAGGTGGGGTAGCCGCCACCGCGTCGGTGATGTTCTCTACCTTCATTGTTTATACTTTCTGTGTTATGCGGGCTCTTCGGGCCACACAATCTCTCTGGGGAATCCGCTTTGCCGGGGGATGTTGCGTAGCTCCTGCATGTATTCCAGCAGCCGCTTGTATTCTTGCGGGCTGTCGTTGGTAGGAATGCCAGCGTCAGCCTGGGCCCGATAGCGGTCAACACGCCATTGGATATCAAGCAGCTTTTGATCCCTGATCCTACGGATATTTGCAGCAAGATCATCCGGGGAGGGAGGGGGCGCATCGGCAAGATAGGGCTTACCGCTCTCGTCCCCAAGCACCACCTTTGTTCCATCGTTACGTGCCTCAACAAAGGCACGGTAGTCTTCGTAGCTAACTTCAACGGCATCTTCTGGGAGCTTAGCCCAGATCGTGTCGTCAACAAAGTTGCCAACGGATTTTGAAAAGAATATGGTCATGTTAGTACCCCGCTGCTAACCAATGGACATGAAAATTGCTACCAGCACTCACAGTAAACTTAAAGTTCGACGTTGTGATTGTGCCACCCGTAACTTCCACCTGGTTAGAAAGCTCACCAGATACCACAAGCGAAATACACGCATTAGGGAAAGTTGTCCCAAAGGAATACGGGCCGTAGGTTCCACTGCCACCAAATGAGCCTAGCTTACCCCCCTGCAATATGAGCCCGCCAGGTATTTTGATGTACCACGGATTGGCAAGCTGCAGTGTCTGGCTTGCAGATGTTACAACGTACTGCCAGGGCTTCCAGTTACCAGAGCCGAGCGGGGGAGGGTTGCCTAGCCGATATGAAAAATAGCCAGTAGCCCAGTCAACTATCATCTGTACGACAGTATCCCCCGCCCCCCTGAACACCAGAAGCTGGGAGTATGCCGAAGTAGCCCAGGCAGGGCCGTTAATGGGGGTAGCGTCCAGTCTATAGATACCTGCACTAGTGTAGTTGTTTAGGTTAGCATTCGACCCGGCAGCATACAGACCAACTGCGTTTTGCTGAACCTGTGTAAGGGAGGTGGGTGTGTAGCCAAGAGCCCCGACAACGTCGCTCGGGGTTAGTGTAACATCACCAACCCTGCCGTTGAACGACTCAACAAGCGCGTCTGCGTTGTTCCTTGGGATATACCCAAGGGCCGAGGTCACATCAGAGCTTAGAATTGACACAGCTCCTGTACGCCCATTAAGCGACTCGACTAGACCGGCGGTGCTGCTCAACGGGGAGTACCCAAGAGCGGAAACAACGTCGCTGCTCAGCAGCTCCACTCCACCAGATCGGCCATTGAAGGTAGCCACTGCTGGTGCTGCACTGTCTTTCGGTGTGTATCCAAGTGCTGAGACTATATCAGCGCTATCTATGACAACATCACCCTGCCGCCCGTTAACCGAGTGAACGAACACAACACCCTCACCACTCGGGATATATCCTAGGGCGTCGATAATGTCAACGGCTGACAGGGACACATCGCCCACTCGGTTATTGAAAGACTCAACGAGAGCGTCTGCGCTGTCACGCGGGGTGTAGCCTAGAAGGTCTTTAATCTTCTGGCCTGATAGCACCACGTCTCCTGTCTCGCCGTTGAATGATTCGACACAGGCGTCAGCAGCGTCACGCGGCGTGTAGCCGAGGGCCCCGACAACATCGGAACCTGTGAGCACTATGTCGCCGGCGCGCCCATTGAAGGTATTCACATAGGATGTGATCGAGAACGGAAGGTTCGCTGCATCGAGCGCTTCAATTGCAACGAACAGCCCCTGCCGAGCAGCAATGTCGAGGCTCGTCTCGGTTACACGAGACCCGTTGACAAAGTCAACCATCGTCGGCTTTGGGGTGTCTCGGTATATAATGAGAAACTTGCCGACAGGGGTTACAGGGAACCCAGTGATGGTCGTGTCATTGAGCCACTGATTCGGCAATATGGGCACCGGCTCAGAGAGCTTCGTTGAGTCGTCATAGACGTAAGCCTTGACGTGGGATTTGTCGATATATTTTCCGACAAAGTTGATTTCATACTGGGTGGTTTGCCCGTCCCCAGCGAAAATGTTTGTAGCGTACAGCATCAGTGAAGTGCTCCTAAGTGTCTGTGTCTTCTACGTAGTGCAGAGATCGCCGCCAGTCTTACCAGGCAACGATCTCTTGCTACAGCTTTACCAATCGTTCGGAAGGGCATTCACGAACGGCACAATGTACGGAAGGTTGCTGAATGGCAACACCCGCA